CCCCTTAATAATTGGAACATAGTTGACTTTGATGAATCAATCTTTAATACCTGAGATATAAGTTCATCATCTACAGTAATATGCAATCTCGAGAATGATATTATAGAATGTAATAAAATATTCAATTTCTGCACTTTAGAAATTTCATATGACGTATTCATGCCATATATCAAATCTTTAAACCTATTGAAATATGAAATACATAATTCTGGTTTTCTAAAATCGTGTGAGGACATTAATATCAAATGCTGCAATGAATCTATCATGCCTTGGCGATTATTTACCCTAACAGCCTCATCCAATTCTGATTGCAATATATCAAAATATATTTGTCTCTTCTTAGGCGACCGTACAGCCTCAGATGAAAGATGGTGTAATGTCAATTCAGAACATACGTCTGCAACACATTCACCAATTGGGCTAAAATGCTCATGAATGGGTTTCTGCCATTCGCCATCCAGAGTAGTTCTAAACATCCTCTTAAGATATGTCTTAAATTTTAATGATCCGTCGATGCGTTCAATATCTAAGATATCTGCACTTATATCAATTTCGTTTTTTTCTGATTTTAAGAGTTCGTCGGTATCAACCCAACAATAATAGTCCGTATCTCGATCAAATAATGATAGACAGTCATTCCTAAATTTGGAAAAATTAACATATTCGTATTCTTTATAGAATACCTTTAGATTACCATATTCGGCTGTCAGTGATTGAGCATATTCGAATGAAGTTTTATTTCCCGTGTTAAGCATTACTACGGATTTTGCTAAGATACAATGTTCTTCGACAAAATCTCTGATATATTCAAAATCATCTTTGAATATATTAAGAATGGTTAGGTTAGTTTTTAAATCTAGTTTCATAGATAGTGCCAAGCGATGGCAATAATGTCTCAAATAGTTGTGTAAATCCTACATCCTGAATTATTGTATGAACATTATCGTAAATTTCCCGAGGACGTTTGTGCGCAATCCACATGTTTATATAATCTGTATGATCCCAATAATAAAGTTTAATCAATTCCTTGGCTATAGACACCCATTCATTTTTAGGACTCCAGTCGAACCGATGCTCTGATAAAATTTCATGTGATGATTCGAGCATCAAATTTGCACTTATTTCAAAATTCTCATATATATTTGAATTCCTTTCTATCTGCCGGCAAGCAGCATCTCTATTCAATATTTTTATTCCACCATGCTCATAAGTAATGCCATACTTATTTACTGTCCAAAACTTCATTGGTTTATTTACATCTAGATATTTTGTACATACATCAAGAACAAAATTATCAGCTTCAATCATCATGAAATGGTCTGTTTTTACTTCATTAAGTACCATTTCATATGCATTCTTGAGAGATGTTGCATTTGATCCATTTATTAATTTTATATCCGCACCGATCACTTCTTTTGCCCGTAGGAAATTTTCTCCCCAATTTAATTCATTAGAGTGTAAAAATATAACATCCATTGCAGTATTCTTCTGTAAATGTATCAATACTCTCATTCCTAAATAATTTTCTGAATTTATCTATAGAAGAATTGAGATTATCGCGTTCGTTAAATCGATAGGCAAGATATGATCCGGCATCAGAAATATGCCCATTCATCTTCACACCGAAATACATAGTCAATGAAGTTAGGTATGTATGAATACGTCTATGATGTGGATTTTCCCAGTCAATTTTAAATGCAAAATCAAAATTTCGTAGGATGTTAATTTTTAGCTGAGTATTATCCATAATGTATAGTATACATTATTTTTCAGCAAAAGTCACGAATTTCGTTGAACAACGAAAGGACTTAATCAATAAGATCGTTGAGACTTATGTCAATCTTTGATAGGAGATCATCGTAATGCTTGCGACTCTTCATTCCCTTTTTCCAAGATTGAATAACTTGATTCTTGATGCGAGTAACATTGATATTATTTCCCGCACGAGTGCTTATCATACCAAGTATTTTCATATATTGATCTGCCTTTAGCACATCATTTAATGTTACAATCTCGTCTAGTCTCATATCAAATATCACCTAATTGCTTTCCGACTAACGCAATAAACAATCCATCTATGTTGGTTGCCTTCAGCGTGTCATCTCTGAGATTTCTAATTTTCTCAAATGTCAATGCGAATGTTTCAAGAGTTCTCTGTCTTACTGCTCTAAGTCCATTAACATCTCTAGCATATTTATCTAGTTCTCGACTTAAATCCGATTCTCTAATATTAAGTAAAGATACCCAATAGGATTTAACTGAATCAAAATCAGTATCAACCGAGAGTGCATTAATTCTGTCTTCGGTAATAGTTCCTGCCTTACGCAAATAGTTCTTTGCTTGCATGGTGCCTAATTCGGGATGGCCGAGTGCTGTTGCCATATCTAGTAATATTCTGCCCATAAAACTAGTGCAGCTATTCACACCCTTTGCTCTTTCTGTTATCGAATTACGCTTTTCCCAGGCAGCTTCGCGTATTGTGCCGAACACTTCTTTATCGACAAGTTTAACCATTTTACCGGTAGTGCTGTGCCGTAATACCACACCTTCAATCCATCCGCCATCCTCTACGAGTGGACCAAATCCGCTTTTGATATTTCTTACTAGATGATTTAGAAGAATTTCCTTTATGTGCTTAATATGCGTTTCAAGCATAGGTATATAAGAATATTCCCGTTCTCTCTTTATGTATTCCTTAATTTCTTTCCATTCTCCATTGATCCATGACGGAATCTTATTTAAGGGAATTTCTAACAACACACCAATCGGCTGCTGAGTTACAGGATCTTTCTTGTTTAGAATTTTTTCTATTTTCGAAATATACGGAGATAGCAAATTAGATTCTATTTTATTTTCTAATACAGGGACGCGAGAAAACAACCAGGCGTTTGTTTCTTCCCTGAGATTAATACTCATTCCATCATCAGTGAAGGGTGACATAAGAGATATGGAAAGTGATTGCCCATCAAGCTTTTGCTTCAAACGGTCAATATTAACGGTTCCCTCAGTGGTGCGCAGGAAGATTAGATAGTTTGTATCTTTGGAGTATGGCACAACATTGGGAAGTTCGCCGTACAATACTTCAGCTTCAACCTGATCACCCCTCCTCAAACCAGCACTCTTTAACTGAGGCAGAGCATGTTCTAGCAATGCATGCGCGGATCGCATGTAGGTTGTTTGAAAACTTACACCATAATCCTCGGCAGCGTATATCCTTGTACCACCTTTGGTTTCACGAGAAGTATAAAATCCATTACTATCTATACCAAAGAGAATTTGTGATCCATCTACTTTTTCGGTAATTTCGTATTCCGAAATATTCTTTAATGTATTTAGAAACTCTCTTACACTAAGATCCTCAATGTGTGTTATGCCTTTGGATATTTCATTTATGATCATTTTCTCTTTCGGCCAAATTGTGTCTTTTCTTGTTCCTTTATAAGAAGATGCCGGTTTGGCCTTTCTTCTTCTAAAATTCTTGTGAAAATATGCCTTATATCTTCAGTGGTTGCTCTTTTCTTAATCCCCAACTCGTCAGCATATTCTCTTTCCAAAAATGCAATGAGAGAATCAGACAAACCTTTCTGTTTAGCATATTCTGCAATTTTATTAATGATGGGACTACCAACGGGTTCTTCATACCCTGCTTCAGAATCTGATTTTCCAAATACTTCGGCAAAGACTGTTTTAATTTCCGTCTCGCTGAACCCATGATCTAATAGTATACGCTTAATATCGCGTGTGTCATCCGAAAATCCATCATCCTTCCATGCTTGTTGAAGATCTGACAATTCTATCTTATCTTTTCTTAGGCTTTTAAATATTCTACCAAATCCACTCGGCCTGCTGCGTAAATCAGTTGCACCCTTGAAAATTGCTTTTACATCGGGAGGACTAACCTCCGCTTCTGTTAACTTACGCATCTGTTAGTGCCCTCCACAGTGCCTTTCTCTGACTAGACGACATCTTATCACGTATTGTTCTTTTTAATGTCCTGATTTCTTCTTCTTTTTTAGCCTGTTCAGCTTCAGGATTTACTGCTGGTGTAGCCTTTGCCTTCGGTGTAGATGGTGCTGCAGAAGTTAATATAGAAAAAATATCTTCAATATCTTTTTCACTAAGAGTGAAAATTTCTTCCTTCATTTCTTCATTGATGTCTTTATATTCAACATCAGTAGCATTATCTTTACTGTATCTTTTCTTTGGAGCCGCAGGTGCTACTTTAGGCTGATTACTTCCAATTTGTTTCGGAGTCTGACGCTGCGGTGTTTCAGGACGCGCCGCTACTGATGTATCGGGAGTAGGTTTATTCTGTAATTTGGCAGGGCCTCCACCTTGTGCTTTTTTTGCAAGCACCATATGAATAGCATTGCTAATCTGTCCTTCAGTAAAATCTGTCTTAAGTTCGAGGAAATGTGAGAGAGCATCGGAAGTAACCCTCTTAATATAATCTAATTTCCCCGGTTCAGTTTTAGAAGATACAGCAATCTGGAGATCTTTTAAATAACCTATCCAATCCTTTGTTAGTTTTGTTTTATCAATGGCCATCGAGGTCTTCGTCTCCCTCGAATCCCGTCTTGATACGTTTTACCATTCTTGTAAAGCGATTAGGATCAGCACCGCGTATACTGGAAACAAAACGCTTCTTTAATGCCTCGGCATCTTCGGGTGAAAAGGATTCGTCAATAGATTCTAGCAAATTAATAGCAGAAACTATAATGTGCTGTGCTCTTGCCTCAATTAGCTCTTCTTTGCTTTTCTGAGGAACATAGGCACTAATTTCTTCAAGAATTGAGCGGCTTCTGCGGTTAATAGACAATTTATCGACTCCAAATGCGTTTAACTATTTATCAGCTAAACCAATATTTTATCTTTTCTTTACGAATGCCCGCAATGCTGCCGCACCTTCTAATGGGTTTACCTTTGTCTCATTTTGAGTAAATTTAGTAATCTCTCCAGATTCAGCATCTAATTTCTCCCCCGACCTAACAACACTCTTCTTTTTCAATTGTTCATATATATTCTTTGAAGTTGCTGTAATGGCATTATCAGCATCCTCTTCAAGATCGCTAATTCTTAAACTCTTATTGTTGAATGCTAGATCGACTTTGGAACCAACACCAGAACTGGAACGTGTCTTCATGAATTGGATTTGGTATCTTCCACCTTCCTTCATTGCTGCGCTTGTGAAAATACCAATAACATTATCTGCTGTGTTTACTTTTGAAATACCACCAGCAATGTGACTTGGATCAAATTCAATTTCTTCGTATGAACCACGGTTTAATTGTGAAGCAGATACTGTGATTATATCAAGTTCTACAGCCAAATTACGCAATTCTTCAGTAACATACTTGTCTTTAACGAATAGATTTTCTGCTGAAATCTTCTTACTCATCGGGGACATAAGGTCTAGGTAGTCAACTAAAATTGCATCAACTTTCTTTCCAGATTCAATCTCATATTCTTTAATAAATGCACGCAGATCATTTGTTGTGCATCCATTCGGCATCTGTTTGATGCGCAAATCTCCTTGGTGCTTTTGTTGTGTTGCGCGAACCTTCATATGCACATCGTCAATGTTACGCATAACATCGCGTGTTTCATAACCAGTAATCATTGCATCAACGCGCATTGCACATAACTGTTGACTAAGCTCAAGTGAAAGATATACAACATTCATTCCGGCTATTGCCCAATTAACTGCAAGATTCTGCAAGAACAACGACTTACCAGCACCAGATTGACCAGCAAAGATTGTAATTTCACCCTTATTTAATCCGCCAAACAATTTATCATCGACAGATTTCCATCCTGTCGAACATTGACCCTTATTTTGTCTAAGTGCTTCAAGTCTTGATTTTGGATCAGCAAAATAATCTAATCCAAGGTCCTTAACCAGTGCAATCTGCACTGCTGCCTTAATTGTGGCTTCGACCTCACCATACCTGCCTTGATCTAGCATTTCGGGCGATGCTAAAATTGCATCTCTCAATGCCTTATGCTTACAGAACTTTTCAAACTCACGCAGAAACCAGAGATCGTGCTTTGCAGACTCGAGCTCCATAATTTTGATTTCTTTTTTTGTTACGGCCTTAATTTCATCTAAAGAGGGGATAGTAGAAAAGGCAGTGCTGTAACCTTCAATGAAAGCTACTGTATCTCTATTCTGCTTATCATCAAAGTATCCCGACTTGATAATTCCCTTACAGCGAACAAAAAGATCCTTATTACTCATCATGAAACTGATGAATATATCCTCAATGTCCTTGCTATAGTCGTTAATTTCGCTGGCGTCGTCTTTGTCGCTCATTCTGTTCAATATCCCAATGTAATTTTATCTTATCCTTACCCGAGACAGCCGACGAAATTATAGAATGCGTTGTTAGCAATCTACCATACTTCTCTGCTGCTTTTGCAGCGTCTTTGATATCTATATCCCACTTCGGAAAAGACACTGCCCAATTATTTTCTATTGCTACCTGTACCAGGTCCCAACCTTTTTTATCTCTATCTGGGCAAACAATAATCTGTTTCTGCAAACGATTTATAATGTCTACCTTCGATTGGCCTATTTCACCCAATATACTTATGCCATCAGTTACCCAGGCATCTAACACGCCCTCTGTAGCAATTGCGTATTTACGCGACCATCCCTGCTGATGGTCCAGGTTATAGACAAAGTCCGGTGGGCACTGTTGATAGTATTTAGGTATAGATTTGTCAGGTACTTCGTAGTATAGCCTGGCTGTAAATCCTACGGTTTTTCCCTTGTAATAATAGGGAATGATTAATCGCTGATTCAGATTATGCTGCTTTATGGGCGACCAATAAAATTCATCTAAATTAAACAACTTTCGATTGACTGCATAATTTACTACTTTCAGAAATTCGGCGTCATCTAATCCAGCGTCTAACCACTCATTAACCGACAAAGAGTCCTGTGGTAACTCCATCGGAGCCCACTTTCTAAATAGATTCTTAAGTTTGCTCTCTTTATCTTCGGGCTTTGCATCATCACCCTCTCTTATCGACTGTATTTGATTTTTCTGTTTGAATATTTCAAACTCAATTTGCTCAATAAACTTTTCGTTTATATTGAGTTGTCCAAGAAAGAATTTAAATGATTTAGATAGTTCTTTTCCTTCTGTATAACCAGCAGAAAATCCACAG